CGTGAAAGCGAGATGGGGGCTTTGTTCTCCGTCCATCGCAGGGGGGCTATCGCCCTGCATTGGAGCGCCCATACGCTCAAGGTTATTTCTCGACATTTACACCTCTAGTAAAAATTTTAGAAAATATCGTTTGTTGTTGGGCTGAGGGATGCAATCTTATTAAACATGGCAGCGCCTTCGGCGTTGCGGCTATTTACATTGATCGGCTCAACATTGTTCGAGGGAACAACACAAGAAGCCCAGTCATACCTAAATTCGATATCAATAGAGGAAAGATCATCATTACCGTAATCAAGTTCACTCATACCAACCTTGGTAATAAACGGGGAGTGAAGTGTCCACTCTTCAAGAATTTCGGTGTTCTGACCGTTAATCATTTTAATGACAACAGAGTTAAGCTGTGCAACAGACGCTGCCTTGGTGGTGGTTGTTCCACGTTGACTAAGACCAAGCACAGATGGATCATAACCACTAAACTTAATAATCTGAAGTAACTGGTTTATCGCATCGGGCTCAACCGGATCGACAAGAGTAAGGGTCACCGGATCCCACTTTGTGCGAGTAGGATAGTAGAATGTGTGATTGAGAAAGTTATGCTCTGTTTGCTCAATAGTAAAGTTAGGTCTACTGACCTTCTTGGCAAACCACTCCGCACCACTCTCCAAAGATGTAATAGCAACTAAAAACCTAAAATTTCTTTTTGGATCCTCTGATGTCGCATCTGTCCAGAAGTTTGTTGGCATGTCTTGTTTTCTCCTCTACAAGTAAGTAGTTGGGGTGACATAAATCACCCCATTATTTTAATTAGTCTTCAAACGCTGCGCCAGTTCTTGTAATATTAAAGTCAATCGCGATAAACTCGATTGCTCTAGCAGGCTTGAGGAAGATCTTAGCATACAAGATGTTACGATCAATCAAGTCTGGTGTTGTAGTTGTGTCGTCAAGGATAACCTTGAAGTCCGTGAGACCAAGGCGAATTTTAACACTCTCAAGCAGAGGGTTAACACGACCCTTGAAGCGATCCCAAGTTGTCTGAACATTTTGATCAAACAGGATATCGGCAGCGATTCTAGAAACTTCCTTCTTGATGAAGATCATCAGGCGACGAACATTGATTCTATCAAGCGCTGAAGGAGTGACTTGAAGTGTCTTTTGACCAAAGACTACAATGCCCTCGGACGGGAAACTGGCAATCGGATTAATATTAGCCTCGTACAGCTTATCTCTCTGCTTAGAGCTAAGCTTCTCAGTGACTTGAACAACCGGCAGACCAGCAGCGCCCCCTGTGAGACCGCCACGACTGAATCCAGCAGGAGCAAACCAAACTTCAGACCTCTTCTCGGAGCTTGCAAGCGTACCAAAGATCGGCACAGTTGGGGGAGCCCACAAGAACTGACCTGTAATAATATCCTGAACCTGCACCCAAGGATAGTAGGTCGCGCCGTAGCTGCTGTTAAGACTTCTATCTCGGAGAGCAGTCACAACCCCATCAAGAGTTGTAGCTGTTGCACGAGTCTTAAAGTTCTCTTTAGACTCGGCTGCTGGCGTATAAACGCCACGCAAATCAATAATAGCAAGCGCGTCTCCTCGGGCTTCACAGACATTGATTGCTTTTGTCGTAAGAGTCTCGTTAACAATGCCCGGCATTGCGAGCAGGTTCATCTCAACGAACTCAGGATCTGAAACTGTACCGAGCGCTCTATCAACAGTGTTGTAAACGGCACTATTTTTAACAGTTGCGCTAGTTCCACCGGGTGTAAGCCTGTAGTCAGCAAATGGCTCTTTATCGGTGATATCAAAGCCATCAGTGCCGCCATAGAGCGGAAGTGCAAACTGATTAAAGCCCAACTCAAGAATTCTTCCATAAGCGGCATCTGATACAGTACCGTCACCACCGGTATAAGAGTCACCAACAGTTGTAGTATTGAGCGTACTGCGACCATTTCTTGACCCTGACATCCAATAAGCTTCAGTTGCCTTGCCATCTTTAGCCACAACATCATCAAGCGTAAAGATAAAGCCATACTCAAGACCGGTAGGCGGTCCACTTAGACCATCAAATGCAATACCGCTAGTGGTGTTTGTTCCCCGAACAAGATCAGGATAGCCAGCATCATAAGCAGTAGAATTTCTTGCTGAATCATAAAGGTGTGTCTGTAGACCAAAGTAAGCATCTGTAGGGCTGCTAATTCCATGATCCGAAGCAGACAGCCTTGTAAGGGTCGTCGGGAAAGTCATGGAAGCAGTCATAGCCATGATAATATTCTGGGTGTTAGCCTGCACGCCCGCCTGTGCGTTGTCAGCCGTCAGGTTTGCTACATTTGATTCACCAATACCCATGGCATATGGCATTGCAATAGAACCAGAACCAACAACATAAGAGTATTGTGCCTTAAAGCTACCAGTGAAGTTTGTTGTCACGCCAGAATCAAAGCCATCAGTGTGGACCATAGGCTGAATACCTGTGATCCCAGACTCCACCACATGCGAAGAAGAAAGAAGTGTAACACCGGGAGGGCGCGGAGGACCAAAGAAGCCAAATGGCAACAGTCTCGCGTCCATGCTAGCAACATCATCATTCATTTCGACGCGAATAATTTCAGACCGATTATTAAACTCGCCGTACTCTCTAAGTCGAGCGTCATTATAATCATACTCAACAAACCTATCACCAATCTTACGAGCGATGTAATTTGGAGACTGAGGATTCAAGTTACACTGCGAGAACCGCTCGACCACTACGGGTCTCGCGTCTGCATCGCTTGCTTGCCGAACCTCAACGGTGAACGTGCCGTACTGATCAAAGCTCGTTGTGGATTTTCTAATGTCACTAATCGCGATCTTGAATCGGTGAGCGCTCTCTCCTGCGTCTCTTGCAATAAATCGGAAAAGCTTTGTCATATCTGTTGCATCATAGTTGGCTGGTGCTCCAAG